GTTGATGAAGCAGTAGATTTTCTTAAAAAGTTTGCTGGGAGTTAATATGAAAAGGTTAATGATTGTATTACTTTTAACTTTCATGCCAATTTTAGGACAAAGTTCATTAACAGATGAACAAATTCTTCAAATTAAGGCAAAGGTTGAAAAAATACAAAAAGAGAATAAAATATTGACGGAATTAGTATCAGAATATGGAAAAAATGCAGAAATGGATTCTCTATTATTAGTAAAGAAGGATGAGCAGATTAAAACATTACAAGAACGTAGTGATTTGTTAGAGGATCAAGTTAAACTTACTAAACCTAAATGGTTTGAGAATAAATATGCGTGGTATGGGTATGGAGTTTTTACTGTAGTGGGTAATATTTGGCTTTATGATAAGGTGAAAAATTAATGGATGATAAGCAATTAAAAAATGTAATTAAAAAAGAGTATGTAAANTGTGCTAAAGATCCANTTTACTTCTTGAGAAAATATTGCGTAATTCAACACCCAATGAAGGGTAAAATTCCGTTTTCTTTATATAATTTTCAAGAAAACACATTAGAAGATTTAGTACAACATGATTATAATGTTATTTTGAAAGCACGTCAGTTAGGTATATCAACATTGACTGCAGGATACGCATTATGGATGATGACCTTTCAGGGTGATAAGAACATATTGGTTATTGCTACAAAGCAAGATACTGCAAAGAATTTAGTAACAAAAGTGAGAGTGATGCATGCTAATTTACCATCTTGGTTAAAACCTAAATGTGTTGAAGATAATAAGTTATCTTTAAGATATGCAAATGGGTCTCAAGTTAAGGCAATTTCAAGTGGTGAAGATAGTGGTAGGTCAGAAGCACTTTCTTTATTAATTTTAGATGAAGCAGCATTTATACCTAAGATTGAAGAGATATGGGCAGCTGCACAACAAACATTAGCAACTGGTGGTCAATGTTTAGTTCTATCTACACCAAATGGTGTTGGAAATTGGTTTCATAAAACTTGGGTAGCTGCTGAAGAAGGAGACAGTGATTTTAATTTTATTAAATTGCATTGGTCATTACATCCAGATAGAGATCAAACGTGGAGAGATGAGCAAGATAAATTACTTGGTCCTTCAATAGCTGCACAAGAATGTGATTGTGATTTTATCACTTCAGGACAATCAGTAATAGATGGTGTTATTTTAGAAGAGTATATTAATACACAAGTTAAAGAACCTATGGAAAAAAGAGGAATTGATTCAAATTATTGGATATGGGAGCCACCTAATTACACTAAAGATTATTTAGTAAGTGCAGATGTTAGTAGAGGTGATGCAACAGATTATTCAGCACTTCACGTAATTGATATAGACAATTTAGAGCAAGTAGCAGAATATAAAGGTAAAATTTCAACTCGTGATTTTGGAAACCTTTGTGTTAATGTAGCTACAGAATATAATGATGCATTATTGGTTATTGAGAATGCATCAATAGGTTGGGCAGCAATACAACAGGCAATTGATAGAGATTATAGTAATTTATTTTATATGAGTAAAGATTTACAGTATGTAGATGTACATAATCAATATAGTAATAAAATTAATAGTATGGAAAGAAAGATGGTACCTGGTTTTAGTATGACTGCTAAAACAAGACCGTTGGTTATAGCTAAATTAGAAGAATATTTCAGAGAAAAGACTATAAAAGTAAAATCTCAGCGATTAATTGATGAGTTGTTTGTATTTATATATAACAATCAACGGGCTGAAGCGATGAAAGGATATAATGATGATCTTGTACTTAGTTTATGTATAGGATTGTGGGTTAGAGATACTGCTTTAAGATTAAGGGCTGAAGGGATAGCTTTACAGAAAAACGCTTTGAATCATGTTGGAAAAGCAGAACCAATTTATATTCCCGTTGACGGTGAGAATGATTCTTGGTCTTGGGATGTAGGTCCGGAGAAAAAAAGAGAAGATTTAACTTGGTTAATAAAATAAAGAGGTAAAAAATGGCTGAAACAAATATTTTTAGCAGATTAAAAAGATTATTTTCAACTAACGTAATTGTTAGAAACGTTGGTGGACGATCTTTAAAAATATCAGATACTAATAAAGTACAGGCTGTAGCGAGAAGGTATCTAACTGATAGATTTACTCGTTTATATTCTAATATGGGTTATGGTAGTTCTTTAATGGCAGACGCACAGTTTAAACAAACACAAAGACTTGGTTTGTTTAAGGATTATGAAACAATGGATGCTGATCCAATAATTGCATCTGCTTTAGATGTATATGCAGATGAATCTACAATGAAATCTGAATATGGAACAGTATTGGGAATTAAGACAACAAATCCGCAAGTTCATGATATATTACATAATTTATATTATGATATATTGAATATAGAATTCAATTTATGGCCGTGGGTTCGTAACTTATGTAAGTATGGTGATTTTTTCACTCATCTTGAAGTTGCAGAAAAGTATGGAATTGTTAATGTAATTCCTTTATCTGCATATGATGTTATTAGAGTAGAGGGAGAAGATCCAGAGAATCCACATTATGTTAAATTTACATTGGAGGCTGCAGAAACTCTTCATAGTGGAGCTCAAGCTGCGGGAAAGGATTTTGAAAATTATGAAATAGCACATTTTAGATTACTTTCTGATTCTAATTACTTACCGTATGGTAAATCTATGTTAGAAGGTGCAAGGAAGGTATGGAAACAATTGACATTAATGGAAGATGCTATGTTAATTCACCGTATTATGAGAGCACCAGAAAAACGTATTTTCAATATAGATATTGGTAATATTCCACCTGCAGAAGTTGACAATTATATGCAACGTATTATTAATAAGATGAAGAAGGCACCAATTATAGATACTGATACTGGTGATTATAATTTAAAATATAATATTCAGAATTTAACTGAAGATTTCTTTATGCCAGTTCGTGGTGGAGATAGTGGAACGAGTATTGATACTTTAAGTGGTATGGAGTATGGTGCAATAGAAGATATTGAATATTTAAGAAATAAAATGATGGCAGCACTTAGAATTCCAAAAGCTTTTCTTGGTTATGATGAAGCAGTTGGTAGTAGGGCAACACTTGCAGCAGAAGATGTAAGATTTGCTCGTACTATCGAAAGAATTCAGAGAATTACTGTATCTGAATTGACGAAGATAGGAATAGTACATTTATATTCACAAGGATATGAAGATGAAGATTTAGTTGATTTTGATTTAACGTTAACTAATCCATCTACAATTTATGAACAAGAAAAAATTGAATTGTGGGGTAATAAAGTAACTTTAGCGAATGATATGAAAGATAATATGTTAATGCCTACGGAATGGATTTATGATAACATATTTAATCTTTCAAAGGAAGAAAAGATGAATGTAAGACTCGGAGTTATCAGAGATCAAAAACGTAAGTTTAGATATGAGCAGATTGAATCAGAAGGTAATGATCCAGTACAGAGTGGTGAAGCTATTGGTACTCCTGTTGATCTAGCGTCTATTCCTATAGAAGCTGCTAAAGTTGCAAGCGAAGCTGGACGAACAGGTAGAGAATTGAACTTAGAAATTCCAGATGATGGGTGGCCTGGCGCTGGAAGACCTAAAGAAGTACCTAAATATGGAAAAGATGGTAGTGCGAGAGGTAGAGATCCGCTTGGAGCACATGAAATGAAGAAAGAAGGAAGTGTAAGTCCTAAGTATGGAATGGCGTTAGCTCACTTTGAGGCACTTAAAAAGAGTTTAGGAACAGGAATTTCATCTGAAGATAAGAAGATTATATCTGAATCCTTGGACGTAGAGAAGGAATATGAAGAAGAGGTATTAAAGGAAGATAATGGTAGTATGGATGAATAATTTAATACTCATATATTTATAGATGAGTAATTACAACTAAAAATAGATGGAGTAAGTACATGGCTCGACAATTGAAACATTCAAAAATAAAAAATACAGGGATTTTATTTGAACTTTTGACAAGACAAATAACTGCTGATATTTTAAATGACACTAAATCCAAGTCAACAAGTATTTTAAAGAAATATTTTAATGAAAAAACTCAACTTGGTAAAGAAAAGCAGCTATATGAAGTTTTGGTAAGTCAAAATTATAGTTCCGAATCAAAAGCTAATTATTTGATTGATGCAGTTGTTGGTAATAGAAAAAAATTGCAGAATGCTAAACTAAAAAGAGAAAAATATAATTTAATTAAAGAAATTAGAGATAATTATAAAGTTGAAGATTTTTTTAGCGCTAGGATTCCAAATTATAAATTATATGCATCAATATATAGACTTTTTTTAGCTGAGTCTGGTCCAACTATTTTTAATCCAGCAGATAAAATAAATGATAGATATACTATCGTTGAACATCTTACTTCTAAAGTTGTAAAAAGAGTAGATAGTTCCGCTAAAAAGATTGCACAATTTAAAAAGCAAGATAAAGACTTACGTTTGTTGTCTTATGAAATTTTAGTTGAAAGATTTAATAAGAAGTACAGTACTTTAAGTAATGCTCAAAGAAATTTATTAAAAGAATACATAAATAATATCTCAAATACAAA